AGGTGTTACTGGCCCGACAGGTAATACAGGAAGCACTGGGTCTACTGGATCCACAGGGCTTACTGGAGTAACTGGCCCTACTGGGGCAATCGGTAATACAGGTAATACAGGCAACACTGGTAACACTGGAAACACTGGCGTAGCAGGGCCAACTGGTAACACGGGAGCCACAGGAACAGGCGTAGCAGGTAATACTGGTGCCACAGGTAACACTGGTAATACAGGCTCCACTGGTAATACTGGAACTGGTGTGGCGGGTAATACGGGCAGTACTGGCAACACAGGCAGCACGGGAAATACAGGCAATACAGGTAACGGTTATTCTGGGGTTGCTTCCATCACTAGCCTTGCAGTTGCTACTGGCTCACAAACATTTACTTTATCAAGCCCCAACCAACAAGCCTTTGCTAATGGTATGCGTATTCGTGCTTATTACCCAGTCACGCCTTCCAATTTTATGGAAGGCGTTGCGACTACTGTAAATAGTACAACTATCACAATTACAGTGGATACCATTGGTGGTTCTGGAACATACAACGTTTGGAACTTTTCAGTTGCTGGTTTAATTGGGCCTACGGGCGTAATTGGCAATACGGGAAACACGGGCAATACAGGCAATACTGGAAATACGGGTAATACGGGCAGCACGGGCAATACTGGCAATACGGGCGCTACTGGCACATGGGGCTATACAACCACCGCTACAGCCGCTGGTACAACAGTCCTTACTGTATCCTCTACTACACTTCAAGTATTTACTGGTTCAACTACTCAGACTGTTACATTGCCAGTCACTTCCACACTTACCCTTGGTCAATACTTTGTTATCGAAAATGATTCAACTGGTACTGTAACCGTCAACTCATCTGGTGCCAACCTAGTAGTTTCACTCCCAGGTGGCGTGACAGTACGCGTTACATGTATCCTTACCAGCGGTACGACGGCAGCCTCATGGGCTGTAACCATCGAAGGTGTAAAAGCGCTTACTGGTACCGCAAACCTAGTGCTTTCAACATCAGCATCTTTGACTACGCCAACCATCGCTGATGGCGCACTATCTGGTACCTTCTCAGGTACGCCAACATTTTCTGGACAGGCTACTTTTTCTGGTGCGCCGATCATCGGTAGAACTTACAATGCCCAAATTGGTACCACCTTTACCCCAGCCTTGTCCGATGCGGCTTCCATCGTTAGCCTTAACAATGCTGCCTCTATTTCGGTAACTATTCCGACTAACGCTTCTGTCGCCTATCAATTAGGCACGGAGTTGATATTCATTTGGATTACTGGCGCAGGCCAGCCTACTATTTCAGCCGTTACTCCTGGTACCACCACCATCTTGTCAGTGGGTACCACTACGGCATCGCCTAAGTTAAGGGCTGTCAACTCATGGGCTATTGCCAAGAAACTGGCTACTGATACATGGGTAATATGGGGCGATCTGGATTTTGGTCAGATCCAGAATCAATTTATTGGTGGGCTACTTCTCCATTCTTAGTATATAATGTGGTACAATTTGAGCATGACAAAAGTAGCAGTCTACTCTATCGCACTGAACGAGATACTGCACGTCGAGCGTTACATGGAAGCCTGCAAGGGTGCAGACTATATCATAATAGCAGATACAGGGTCAACAGATGGTACACCAGAAAGACTCAGGGAACTGGGGGCAACGGTTTACGATATTAGCATTAAGCCTTGGCGCTTTGATGATGCTCGCAACGCTGCTCTGGCGCTCGTACCAAAAGATGCTGACGTCTGCGTTATCTTAGATTTAGACGAGGTTCCCCAAAAGGGTTTTTTTGATAAGGTTCGCAAGGGTTGGAAAAAAGATGCCATCATCGGTTGGATTACGATGGATACGGGGCAAACATGGCACAGGGATAGACTGCATAATCGTCACGGATGGCATTGGAAATATCCATGCCATGAGATACAGATTTACTACGGCGATGAGGAAGTAAAGCAGATCCAGATATTAGATGCAGTTATTAAGCATCTGCCAGATAACAACAAATCTCGCAAGCACTACCTGGAAATTCTTAAACTAACCGTTAAAGAGTATCCAGAGGATCCTCGCATGTGGACATACATGTGCCGAGAGTATTACTTCAACAACATGTGGCAAGATGTTATTGATGCTGGTAAACGCAAACTTGAACTAAACGGCTGGGATGTTGAATCCGCAGCGGTTTGTAGGTGGGTTGGCGAATCCTATCACCAGTTGGGCGATAGGGAAAACGCCACCTTGTATTACAACAAGGGCATAGAGATTCTTCCACATGAAGGTGAACCACACTATGGTGTAGCAATAGACGCCTACAGAAAACAGGAATGGCAAAGGTGCCTAGATGCTTCTATGGAAGTTCTGGAACTTCCTCGTTCCATTCACTACTGCTACGAATCCGCTGTATGGGATTGGAAAGCCTACGACCTTGCAGGCGTCAGCGCCTATAACCTTGGTCATGTCGCAGAAGCATTGACCTTTGCAAAAGAAGCCGCTAAGGCTAATGGCCCAGAGCAAGAACGAATCCAACGCAACATAGACTTTATGGAGAAATTACTGAATGAGCGAATGTCAGCACGTGGGCAAGGTAACAAAATGGGGGCTAAACGAAAAATATGATTCAGTTCCAGTAGCCTACAGTTGCGTGAATTGCAACGCCGTAAGTGATAGACCTTTCATCATAGCAGAGATTCCATCTCAGCACGGCATGCATACCGAATATACAGAAGGTTGCTTTGCTTGCAAAATTAACACACTTCAATTAAGTACAGGCGATGCGGGACGCAGTGAATCCATGAGCAACAAGAAGTGGGTTGGCGAACTAGATGCCTATGCAGATGCCCGCTCACAGGGTATTCAACCGGCAGGCACAACCATGAAGGCCATTAACGAAGCAAAATCCGCAAGTGACAAACTAGGCATTGCATACAATGCTGAGTCTATGCCAGCGGCAGCACAGATTACTAAGCGCACCGCTACGGTAATGAAAGAAACGGGAGCAATCTAATGGCAACTAAAAAGGGAATGGGATTTGCGGCAGCGCAAAAGTCCATCGCTAAAAAAGAAGGTGTACCTATGAAAAATGCAGGAGCCATCTTGGCATCGGCTACTCGTAAGGCATCACCAGCGGCAAAGAAAAAGAATCCTAATCTAAAGAAAGTTAAGGGATAATTATGTGCAAAGAATGTGGATGTTCAAGTAATGCAATCGGCGGCACGCCAGAAAAACTAACTGGCAAGCCAACAAAGACACCATACGGACAGTACGAAGGCGTCGGCGGAACAAAGAATAAGTAAGGTCTACCTACCACGAAAGGATAAATAGATGGCTAACTATGGTGGCTTATCAACAGTGTATCATTTGAATCGTCTTGCTGGCACCATTATCAATGGTGTACCACAATATGATTTTAACGGCGCCGCAATTAAGTGGGCCGATCTAGTAATTCCTGGCCATGGTACAACACGTGGTATTGACGCGCTTAACGCTATTTACGCAAACCGTAACGGTGGCAAGAATTATTATGAAGACACACCTGGGGTGTTGAACCTACTTGCTGGTACCTATGGCATCGGTGAAGCCGAAGCGGCAGCAAGGATTGCATCATGACGGCTTTTATTGATGTCATTAACGAGACACAATTAGCCTTAACGGGCTATACTCAACGTCAAGACCAGGCTACATACTTACCTGGTTCCATGGGCGCAACGGATTTAGCATTTGTTGTAAACGATGGAACGGTATTAACACGTGGTATGGTTGAGATTGATGACGAACTGATCTGGGTAGATTCGTTTGACCGCACCACAAATACGGCGACGATTCCTAGTTATGGTAGAGGTTTTCGAGATACGGTAGCAGTACCACATACCTCTGGTAGCCGTGTCACAATCGCGCCTTCCTTTCCGCGATCTGTAATCCGACGAAACATCAACCTTGCTATTGATGGTGTCTACCCAGACTTGTTCGGCACTTATTACACCACCTTTCCTTTTCAAGCGGCAGTGACTACATATAACCTTCCGCAAGAAGCGATTGATATTCTTGGAATATCTTGGCAGACCATCGGCCCATCTAAAGAATGGCTACCGATCCGCCACTACCGCTTAGATCGTATGGCGAATCCTTTGACCTGGAATACGGGCAAGACCGTATCCATCCGTGAGGGAATCATCCCAGGTCGTACTGTGATGATTACCTATACCAAGAAGCCAACAACGCTTCAATACGATCAGGATGATTTTGCTACAACTACTGGCTTGCCTGATTCTGCCCGTGAGGTAATTATCCTTGGCGCTGCTTATCGTACAGCAATGTATCTTGATGTTGGTCGCGTACCAGCACTATCCGCCGAGGGGGATGCATTTCGTGCCAATGATCCTATCGGCTCTGGTGGCAATGTAGGACGCATGATCCAGCAACTGTATCAGCAACGCCTCACAGTCGAAGTTCGTCGTTTGCAAGAGCAGTATCCACCACGCACGCACTACTCAAGTTAAGGGACGATAAATGACAAGGTATTATTCAGCCACCGCGCTAGATAACAATGTATCTTCTGGCATATCCAGCAGCGTAACTACTATAGTTTTGACGACTACACCAGTGGGTTATCCAACCAGTGGTAATCCCTTCACCCTAGCGATTGATTACAATACGGCAGCCGAAGAAGTTGTCCTTGTAACAGCCTATGCTGGTACAAGCCTAACCGTTACTCGTGGATTCAACTCAACATCAGCCCAGGCTCATAACGCAGGAGCGTTAGTGCGCCACGTTATTGTTGCACAGGATCTAACAGATGCGCAAAACCATTACGCGGCAACAACATCAGTACATGGCATTGCGGATACTTCTCAACTTTTAACGACAAGCAATATCGCGGTACAAAGCATAACACCCGCAGTAATCTCTGCTGGTTTTCTCACGATGGGAGCATAACTAATGGCTAACGCAACATACAAGATACTCGGTCAAGGTGTGCCAACCACTTCGACTTCAACGACACTTTATACGGTTGGAGCGACATCGGCTTATAGCGGCGCCGTTGTTTCTTCCGTCCATATTTGTAACACAACTGCAACTTCGGCTCTGGCATATCTCTATGTCGTCAAGGGTGCTGGCAGCGCAGCCACTACCAACGCTGTTCTATATGGTGCAGTTGTACCACCCAACAGCACGGTTACCTACACCAACGGTATCACCTTGAGCAACACCGCTGGTACTGCCGACTTCATTGTTGGCGGATCGGGTACATCAAGCGCATTAACATTCACCGTTAGCGGAACGGAAATTATTTAATGTCAATAACCCTTAATGGCGCATCGCCAGAAACTATATTTACTAGCGCGACGATGGCAGGCAAAAACGCCGTCATCAACGGCGGTATGGATATTTGGCAACGTGGTACCTCTATCGCTTTGGCCGCTTCATCTTCCTATACCTCCAACTACAACGCAGACCGTTGGCAGATTGGAAACCTTGCCGCATCTGAGGCTTGTACCGTTTCTCGCCAAGCAACCGCCGACACTACAAACCTTCCCAACATCCAATACGCCATGCGCGTTCAACGCAATTCAGGCCAAACTGGCGTTGGGCAATTTTCACTTTCTCAATCTATTGAAACCGTAAACTCGATTCCCCTTGCTGGAAAGACGGTAACGCTTTCATTCTGGGGTAGGGCTGGTGCAAACTATTCATCGGCTTCAAGTGCGCTAAGTATGTACTTATACTCAAGCACAGGAACAGATGGAAATGTAAACAGCGGAGCCTTTGCAACAACTCCTATCGCAACCTCTGTGACATTAACTACCACCTGGCAACGCTTTACCGCAACTGCAACAGTTGCTACAACCTCAACACAATTAGCCCCTACTTTCTTTTACTTCCCAGTAGGAACCGCAGGAGCCAACGACTACTTTGAAATCACAGGCGTCCAACTAGAACTTGGCTCTGTAGCAACCACCTTCTCAAGAGCAGGTGGAAGTATCGGGGGAGAGTTGGCGTTGTGTCAGAGGTATTACCAACGCACAAGTTTAGGAGTTTATGTAGCTCTTGGAATTGGAAAAGCTGAATCTGCCACTTCAATGAAAATCTTTTTTACTCAAATGGTAATGATGAGAACAATTCCATCTGTTCTTGATTATGGTGGATCAATTTCAGTCACAACTTCTTCTGCTTCTGCAAGTTCATTGACAATAGATGTTGCTTCTCCTTGGCAGACCAGAATAAATGCTACCAGCACAGGTATGACAGCGGGTCAAATACTTTATCTTTATGATAATGGTTTAGGAACTGCTTACATCGGACTATCGGCGGAGTTGTAAAATGACAATCAAAATCATAGAAGTTGAAACATTAGCAGGAATTGTAGAACATGTAATCATTGACCGCGGCAATAATGAATTTACCTCAATGACTAAAGATGCCTACTTCGCGCAACTAGGAACCGAACCAACGGAAGCCGATTTAGATGCTATCGCTCAAGCCCAAGCAGATGCACAGGCTCAGGCAGAGGCAGAGGCTACGGCTCAGGCTAATTTCACGGCGCAGTTGGCGGCTACTAATGCGAAGTTAGAGGCATTGGGGCTGACGGCTCAGGATATTGGAACGCTATTAAACGCGGCTAAAGGTTAATCATGCCGATAGACGACTTCCCTGAAAAGTCTAGGGACATAGATACGCAGGTAGATTTTTTCCTATCTGAACTTGACCATATCATCTAAGGAGACAGAGTGGCGATTGACGGACATTTTCATATTGCAGAACGTCCAGTTGTCCCCGTTGGGCAACCAGCAAATTCTGGAGACTTATACTACAATAAGACCAATTCCTATGATGTAGCGATTGCTGGCTTACCGTTTTTCATCGCCGCTAATGACAAGTATCCATACGGACGTGAGACGGCCCAATACCGTAAGCAACAGATTGACCAACAGAAAGAGCCAGGTGAGCAAACGCTCACTGGCTGGTGGCTTCGTAGTCAATCATCGTTTCACTACGGTGCTGGTATCCGCTATGAGGAGCCAATCGAAGGCGAGACTGTAGCAAGCCGTTTCAATAAATCCGCTGGAGTAGATGTGTTTAACATTGGTAGGGTTACACTCCTGCCAGATGTTGCAATCAATTCGAGTGTCAGCGTTGCTGGTGGGGTATCGCCCATCATGGTTGGTGGTACCGATACCAATGGGGTAGACGTATACTTGAGCGCCACTGGCTCAACTTTGCAACGTACCACTGCCGCTGGTGTAACTACCAGCGTTACTTGGGGCGGTTCTGGAACGATCTTGGCCTTGGCACAAGATGGCGCTAACTACTACGCCGCTAATGCCACAGGCATCTATCAAGGCACCCTTGCTGGTGGCTCTGGTTCGCTCATATTTACTCACCCTACAATGGTGGGTACGGTTACCAATGTCGTTTTAGGTTGGGTCAAACAACGCCTTATCGCTGGTATCAATAACTATCTCTTTGAAGTCCAGCCAATCGCTACTTATTCAGTTACCTATACCAAACTTGACGGCGCATATAATGCGACGATCTACCTTTCATCGGCACATAACTTTGTAGTTGGTTCCCTTATTACAGTAGCCTCTGTTGGTGCGCCATATAACGGCACCTGGTCTGTTATTTCCGTACCTAACAGCACATCAGTTGTTGTCTTTATTAACAATGCCGCTATTGCGCAAGCAACTGCGACAGGTACTGTCGCCCTAGCCAGCAATAATAACCTTCCCATCTTTGCCCATTCAAATCCATCATGGACCTGGAGCGCAGTTGCCGAAGGCCCAAACAATATCTATGTTGCTGGTGGTTCTGGATCTTATTCTTCGATCTTTCGCCTTGCATTAGATAGTACCACTGGGCAAGTGCCAATGCTAACTCGCGCACTAGAGGCTGCAATCATGCCAACGGGTGAGCGTATCTATTGCCTTGGGGCGTACCTTGGCAAGTACATTGTGCTTGGAACCAACAAGGGTATCCGCATCGGTACGATTGATACTTCTGGCTTTGTATCTAATGGTTATATTACCTATGGCCCTATTATCGTTGTTACCAATGGCTACGATCCAGCAAGTGCGACCGTCCTTTCTGGATATGCCGCACGGGCAATGACTTTTAATGATAGATTCGCTTACGTTACCGTAAGCAACTACATCGATAACGGCGATGGCACTTACTCATCTGGTCTTGTGAAGATTGATTTGAGCAAAGACTTTGGCGCATTGCAGATGGCATGGGCTACCCACCTTCGTGTGCCTTCTACCGCCGAAATATCTGCCGTATGTGTTATGGGGCGAACAAACCAACTTGTTATGGGTGTTATCGGCACTGGCATATATCAACAAACAACCACATTAGTTGCTAATGGTTATTTACAAACTGGTCAGATTCGCTATTTTACTTTAGAGGATAAGCACTTTGAGTTAATCAAATTGCGTGAGACTACCCCGATATTGGGAAAGATTAAATTAAGTTCCATTGATGCCAGTGGGGCAGTGGCGGATGTAATCACGGTTGATAATAATTTTGATTTTACCCAGGAAATTACTGGCTTAGACCAATTTGATATTAGCCCAAAGGAATCCATCGCGCTTAAATTTACTTTCTATTCAGCGGTTGGGCAATCTGTTGGCCAAGAAGATTCTTTCAATGGCTACCAACTTAAAGCCCTACCCGCCGTTAAGCGTGAACGAATTATCACTATTCCACTCTTGGCATTTGACCAAGAGATGGATCGTTACAATATGACCATTGGCTATAAGGGTCGCACATGGGAGCGCATTCAGGCTCTTGAGACTGTCGAATCTGCTGGCGATGTCATCGTTTTGCAAGACTTTCGTAGCGGTGAACAAGTACGTGGCGTTATCGAATCTATGAAATTTACTGACACCGCCCCACCTAGCAAAGCATTTGCTGGGTATGGTGGAATAATTACCGTCCAATTCCGCACCGTATAACCGAAAGGCGCAACTAATGAATCCCTCGCTAACAAACTGGGCGAACGTGTCCCTTATCGTATCTGGCTTTGGTACTTTCCTCGCCCTATTGATAGGTGGTTTTGCATACGTGATTAGGCATGCAGTGGACCGAAAGTTTGATGAAGATGTTAAGCCCGTACTGGATGAATTAGCCAGTGCCGTTAAGGAACTTAAAGCCAATGGTGGCAGAAGCATTAAAGATGTTGTTGATAAGACCTTTGATTTAGTACAAGGTATCATGGAAAGGGATGTACGCACAGAAGTGCGTCTTGAGGCGTTAGAAAAGAAAGCCTCTTGAAGTTTTTTCATAAGATAGCAGACGCATGTTCTTATTGGCTGGGTACACCCCAGTCTATGCTCGTTCACTTTATCTGGTGGGGCGCATGGTTTATCTTTAAGCCAGAACCATATCCATTTAATTTCCTCACAATGCTCTTGTCTCTTGAGGCAATTATTATGTGTATCTTGCTCCTCAATTCCGATACTCGTCAGGGTATCAAGGACCGCAAGATGGTTCAAAAGGATCTGGACGTTGATAACAAAACCCATGCCGTGGTAGTAAAGATTTGGGATAAGTTAAATGACAAGTAAATACACCCCCACCTACGGCAATTATGGTGTTGTTAAAACTAGCGGATTTTTTGGTTGGCTAATTCGTCTTGGAACTTTCTCCAGGTGGAACCATGCGATTATCTATGTCGGCAACGGCATGGTCGTATCGGCTGATCCATCTGGTGTGAAATTGGAGCCAATAACCAACTGGAAAAACATCGCCTGGAACCAGCATGAAGAACTTGACGATAACCAGCGGATGATGATTGTTAACGCAGCCTGTGAGGCTGTCGGCAAATCATACGACTTCTTTACCATTGCAGACATCGCGTTACGTATCCTTGGATTAAGGGTGCTTACCAAAGGTTTACTTGCACACCTAGCACAGAACAAAGGCTATATCTGTTCTGAGTTGGTGGCAGAGTGTTACCGTAAAGGCGGACTAGTGATAGCAAAAGAAGATTACCTGGCTACCCCTGGAGATTTAGCGGAAAGGTTAATATGGCAATGACATATCCAATCATTCAGGCCAAGCATTTTACAGTTGGGCGCAACGGCATCAAGCCACGTCTTATCGTTATCCACACCATGGAGACGCCAGAGAACTTCGGCCGCGCGCATCAAGTAGCCGTATGGTTCAGTGGGGCTAATGCCCCTCAAGCCTCTGCTCACTACATGGTGGACAATGAAGATATTTACCAGACGGTTCTTGAGGCTAACACTGCCTGGGCGGTGGACGACTGGGACTTGAACCAGGCCAGTATCTCAGTCGAGCATGCTGGAAATTCGGCTCAAACACCAGCGCAATGGACAGATGCCTACTCCAAGGCTGAACTAGCCCTCAGCGCCCGTTTAACAGCCGATATAGCCCATCGTAACGGTATCCCCGCGGTGAAGTTATCCCCCGCTGACATCCTTGCGGGCAAGGCTGGCTTCTGCGGCCATAACGATATTACCATTGCCAAGAAGATTGTTGGTGGCCATACGGATCCTGGCCCAAACTTCCCCTGGACAGACTATCTAGCGCAAGTTAATGCTACACTTAAGCCGACGGCGACGACGGTTGCCAAACCATAAGGAGCAATATGAAGATACCTTCTAAAGTAGTTACGGTAGTAGAACATTATGCCATTGCCTACGTATCCACCATTGGTGGTATCTGGTATTCAGGCGACCATCACCCACTAGGCGCAGCCAAGGCTGCTGCCGCTGCTGTATTCGGACCAGTTATTGGCGGCATAATTGCCAAGGCTAAGAAGATGACTTTTGTATACAAGGTTGGTAAAACAACCATCAAATCTGCATCTACATCGCCAACTCCTTCAACGGCGGTAGTGACAACTATGCTGGTCTAAAACTTAATAGCACGACATAATCCCCCGTTAATTCGGGGGATTATTTTTTTTTGGGTTTTTACGGTTAGTTCGCTATCGCCTTCGTCGCTCACCTCGGCAACGGAAGCCCTAAAGGCTTCCTCGGTATCGGCACTCGCTATGCTCGTATTATACACATACGCCATAGGCTCTTGTCAAATCGAGCCTATGCCAGTTTCGACCCATAGGCAAAAAATGTTTTCCGCGCCAGCGTGTCTCGATTTGACAGCCATGCTGGGTAGTGTGCTATCTTGCACCCATGAACGAAACAACCATACAACATAGATCGTTTAGTGCTTTTACATCATGGCTACGATGCGGTAAAGCCTTTCAACTGGAACGTGAGTTGAAGGCACCATCAGAGCCTGCCTGGTACTTTGCTGGAGGCAGTGCCTTCCATAGTGCCGCAGAGAAATTCCTACTAGCAGAATTCGGTAAGGACAATGGATGACATCGCTAACCTTAAACCCACCCCTGGTGGAGAAGCGGACTACCGTTCACTCGGTCCGATTCGGGTATGCCCGTGTGGATCCGAATGGTGGAACGTCAAATGTAAGTTTGACGATGACTTTGAAATTGGAATCTATTTCACCGATGCAAGTTGCGTCTCCTGTGGTAGCCTTGCTACAGTCGTCACGACAATAGACAAATGAAAAAGAAGCGGGTATTGAAAGCATATTTTCGCAAGAATCCATCGGGTCTGGAAAACCATTGGGCGTTTAGCATCTTCGCTTTCAGACATAACTTTATTATCGGATTGGAGTCAAAGTGGGAAGACAGCACGCAAAGATAATCAGTAAGACGGCCTTCGAGAAGGCGTTTGTTGAGGGCGAAGTAATCATGCGCCGTAACTTGGCAGCGTTGATTGAGAAAGAGATTCAAGACATTATATTTAGTTGTAACGATGGTTCAGGGGAAGCAGATGGGCATTATGTCCGTGGCTTACGCAAAGCCCAAGAGATTGTATTTGGAAAGGTGGAGCGAGATGAATCTTGAAGCCATCTGGGAAGAATCATTTACTGAGGCAATAGCCGACATCGAACAACGCACTGGCACCAATCCAACAGATTGGCGCAGTGGCGGTAGGGCTAGTAAGCAGTATCCCGACAAAGAGAACAAACTTTGGTGGGACGAGAACGGCCTTAAGATGTTCCAAGACTTCGTGGCTACATGGCGCGAGAGCCATATTAAGATTTGGGAAACGCCAGATGGAAAGCCTGGAATCGAACTGGGCTTTAATCAATACTTTGGCGATGTTCTCATCAAAGGCTTTGCTGACCTGGTGGGTGTGCTACCCACGGGTGAGTTAATTGTGGTAGACTTTAAGACTGGATCCAGCACGCCAGATTCATCTATGCAGTTGGGCTTGTATGCTTGCCTCATGGAGATGCAGTTTGGTGTACGTCCCACCCGTGGTTACTTTTACTCAGCGCGTAGCGCAAAGTTTGAAGAAGCCGATGGTATGAGTCGTTGGACTATAGATGTCTTTACCGAACTGTTTGCACAGTTTGCTCGCGGATTAAAGGCAGAAATTTTTTTACCAAATATCGGCATGTCGTGTCGCACCTGCGGCGTAAAGGACTATTGTTACGTCGTTGGCGGAGAACTTTCAGAGATATACGACCCACTAGGAAAAGGAAAATAAAATGGCAAGTGAAGCAACCAAGTTACAGGTCAACTTCAAGTTGGCTGACGGCACACTCATCAACGTTTATGCCGTAGATCAGGCAGAA